ATGAAGATGCCAGAAAAACATGACCTGTTAGCCGCCATTCTCGCGGCAAAGGAACAAGGCATAGGGGCAATCCTTGCGTTTGCAATGGCGTACCTTCGCGGCAGATATAATGGCGGTGCGTTTACAAAAACAGTAATCGACGCAACGATGTGCGCCATTATCGCCTGGTTCATTCGTGACCTTCTCGACTTCGCCGGACTAAGTAGCAATCTCGCTTATATAACGAGCGTGTTCATCGGCTATATCGGCACTGACTCGATTGGTTCGCTTATCAAACGCTTCGCTGCTAAAAAAGCCGGAGTAGAAGATGGTGGAAATCAATAATCAACGTAAGGCGTTCCTCGATATGCTGGCGTGGTCAGAGGGAACTGATAACGGACGGCAGAAAACCAGAAATCATGGTTATGACGTCATTGTAGGCGGAGAGCTATTTACTGATTACTCCGATCACCCTCGCAAACTTGTCACGCTAAACCCAAAACTCAAATCAACAGCAGCCGGACGTTACCAGCTTCTTTCCCGTTGGTGGGATGCTTACCGTAAACAGCTTGGCCTGAAAGACTTCTCTCCGAAAAGCCAGGACGCTGTGGCACTGCAACAGATTAAAGAGCGTGGCGCTTTACCGATGATTGATCGCGGTGATATTCGTCAGGCAATTGACCGTTGCAGCAATATCTGGGCTTCACTGCCGGGCGCTGGTTATGGTCAGTTCGAGCATAAGGCTGACAGCCTGATTGCAAAATTCAAAGAAGCAGGCGGAACGGTCAGAGAGATTGAGGTATGAGCAGAGTAACCGCGATTATCTCCGCTCTGGTTATCTGCATCATCGTCTGCCTGTCATGGGCTGTTAATCATTACCGTGATAACGCCATGACCTACAAAGAGCAGCGCGATAAAGCCACATCCATCATCGCTGATATGCAGAAGCGTCAACGTGATGTAGCTGAACTCGATGCCAGATACACAAAGGAGCTTGCTGATGCTAACGCGACTATCGAAAGTCTCCGTGCTGATGTTTCTGCTGGTCGTAAGCGCCTGCAAGTCGCCGCCACCTGTGCAAAGTCAACGACCGGAGCCAGCAGCATGGGCGATGGAGAAAGCCCAAGACTTACAGCAGATGCTGAACTCAATTATTACCGTCTCCGAAGTGGAATCGACAGGATAACCGCGCAGGTTAACTACCTGCAGGAATACATCAGGACGCAATGCCTTCGATGATAGCGATAATTTTACTCATCATCCTTCACATCTGGCTCTGTAGACAGGGTGGTGATCACTTCTGGAGTGAATCCAGATTAAACATCTCATTGCTGATGCTTGATATTGAGCATATGGCACGCGGTAAGGGGCTGCGTTGAGATAAGAGCCAGTTCATTACAAATACCAGGATTTAGCCTCGCATTCGCGGGGCTTTTTTACATCTGCAGTAAACCGCGCATCGCAGCGCGTAACAATCCCGAGTCTTTCAGAAAGCTGAGCCTGAGAATTGCCGTATATGGTAGCGACCATCTCGGGGCGGCTTTTCTGTGCGAACAGGCTCATCTTTCTAAAAGGTAAACGCTATGAATAACTTTGTTGAAATTACCTCAAGAATTGGTCGCATGTACCAAGATTTTCTTATAAGTGGAAAGGGGTCTGGAGACATCATAGAGGAAATTGACAAGCTAAGTGCAGAGCTGAGAAGGAATGGGTGTGTTAATTCTATCTTTTTTGAAACTTTGCTAAAGCAAGGCTTCATGTTTGACATGATTAATTACAACAAAGTCGCACCCAGTGCTTCGCAAAAATCATATGTGTACGTTCTGCATGCTGAAGATAGTGGGCTAACAAAAATAGGGTTTAGTCGCAGGGTTAATAAACGGATTTCAGAGATATCTCGCATGAGTGGTGGGAAGCTAAATCTAATTGCAAAGATTCCGGCCGATAGAGAGCTTGAAACCAAATTGCACCAAAAATATTACAACTATAGGTCGCACGGGGAGTGGTTTAGCCTCAATCGTTGTCATTTGAAAGAGCTAAAAGAAATGCCAGGTAACGAACTGAAATAATCCCCGGACTCACCAATTAACGGCAGTACAGCGAAACAACCCAAGCCAGTAAGTGGGGAAATAACACTGGCAGCCACTGAAAGATGAACCTCCAGCCTTATGGCAAAAAAGATCTTTGTGGTGGCGGACTGATGGAAAGACATCGGTTATTGCAGAGGCCATTCAATGAATGGTCTCGACAATGGCTTATACCCTACACGGGATAACTTAACTGATATCCCTTTTAACGGATAAACGGAGCCAACAATGGCAGAGATTATTCCCATGACTGAAGAACAGAAATTCCAGTTAGAGATTTACAAACTGGTCATGAACCAGAACGCAGCCGCAGAAGAAGCATTTCAGTTCATTGGTACTGACGAGCTGAAGCTTGAGCTATTCAAAATTCACTTCCAGTCAGGTGGCGCTAATTCAGATATCACGACCCGCACTATCGAAGCGGTGCGTAAATCGAAGGAAGCGTTAGACCTGTTCACTACCGGAGCATGATGCTCAACCTGAAATAACAATTAAGTGAGATGAATATGGCAGCACCAAAGGGCAACCGATTTTGGGAGGCCCGCAGTAGTCATGGGCGAAACCCTAAATTCGAATCGCCTGAGGCGCTGTGGGCTGCTTGTTGTGAATACTTCGAGTGGGCTGATGATAACCCGCTATGGGAGGGTAAGGTATTTTCATATCAGGGAGAAATAATTAAGGCTAATGTCCCTAAGATGCGAGCCATGACTATTTCAGGATTGTGTACCTTCCTTGATATCACCAGGCAAACATGGGGAACCTTCCGGTCAATGGAAGGTTTTTCTGACGTCACATCACGAGCGGAAGACATCATCTACGACCAGAAATTCTCTGGCGCAGCCGCTGACCTTCTCAACGCTAACATCATCGCCCGTGATTTGGGCCTCAAAGAGCAGTCGCAAGTTGAAGACGTGACACCTGATAAGGGAGATCGCGATAAGCGACGCTCTCGTATCAAGGAGCTATTCAACCGTGGAACTGGACGCGATTCTTGATAACCTGAGCGACGAAGAGCAAATCGAATTGCTCGAGCTACTCGAAGAAGAAGAGAACTACCGGAACACACACCTGCTATATGAATTTACGCCATACAGCAAACAGCGTGAGTTCATCGACGCCGGGCATGACTATCCAGAGCGCTGTTTTATGGCTGGTAACCAGCTTGGTAAGTCATTTACTGGTGCTGCCGAAGTCGCGTTTCACCTTACAGGGCGTTATCCGGGCACAAAAGGCTATCCTGCTGATGGTAAATATGGCGGTGAGTGGAAAGGTAAGCGTTTCTATGAGCCTGTTGTCTTCTGGATTGGCGGCGAGACAAACGAGACGGTAACCAAAACGACTCAACGCATCCTGTGCGGTCGTATCGAAGAGAATGATGAACCTGGCTACGGTTCCATACCGAAAGAAGACATCATTAGCTGGAAGAAGTCTCCTTTCTTTCCGAACCTTGTTGATCATCTTCTGGTTAAGCATCACACGGCTGATGGCGTTGAAGATGGCATTTCAATCTGCTACTTCAAACCATACTCGCAAGGCCGCGCTCGCTGGCAGGGTGACACAATCCACGGCGTGTGGTTTGACGAAGAGCCACCATACAGCATTTATGGCGAAGGGCTTACCCGTACCAACAAATACGGGCAATTCTCAATTCTGACGTTTACCCCGCTGATGGGGATGTCTGACGTTGTTACCAAGTTCCTGAAGAATCCCAGCAAGTCGCAGAAAGTGGTCAACATGACCATCTATGACGCTGAGCACTACACCGACGAGCAGAAAGAGCAAATCATCGCATCCTATCCTGAACATGAGAGAGAGGCGCGTGCTCGCGGTATTCCTACGATGGGTAGCGGTCGAATCTTCCAGATACCGGAAGAGACGATTAAGTGTCATCCGTTTGAGTGCCCTGATCACTTCTACGTAATTGGCGGGATGGATTTCGGATGGGATCACCCACAGGCGCAGGTTCAGCTTTGGTGGGATAAGGACGCAGACACAATCTACGTTTCACGCGTGTGGAAGGCGAAAGAAAAAACAGCCGTTCAGGCGTGGGGAGCCGTTAAATCATGGGCGCATAAAGTGCCAACCGCATGGCCTCATGACGGAAACCAGCATGAGAAGGGCGGCGGTGAGCAGCTCAAAGGGCAGTATGCAGACGCTGGATTTATGATGTTACAGGAGCATGCGACATGGCCTGATGGCGGTAATGCTGTTGAGCCTGGCATCACTGAATTGCGCGACATGATGCTCGATGGTCGCTTCAAAGTATTCAACACCTGTGAGCCATTCTTTGAGGAGTTCCGCCTCTATCACCGTGATGAAAACGGGAAAATCGTCAAGCTTAACGACGACGTTCTCTCAGCCGTTCGCTATGCATACATGATGCGCCGCTTCGCCAAAATGATGCGCGACATCAAAAAACCAAAAGAGAAAAAGATACCAGCCCCAATCAGGCCCATCGCACGGAGAACTTAAATGGCCGACGAAAACAGACTCAATTCCATTCTGTGTAAGTTTGACGCGGACTGGATGGCGAGCGATGAAGCCAGAACCGAGGCGACAAATGACCTGTATTTTAGCCGAGTGTCGCAATGGGATGACTGGCTATCAAACTACACCACCCTGCAATATCGCGGACAATTCGATGTTGTCCGCCCGGTTGTCAGGAAACTGGTCGCAGAGATGCGCCGTAACCCTATCGACGTTCTCTTCAGACCAAAAGACGGCGCTAATCCTGATGCTGCCGATGTGTTGATGGGAATGTATCGTACTGATATGCGCCATAACACGGCAAAAATTGCCGTTAACGTTGGCGTTCGTGAGCAGATAGAGTCCGGCGTTGGCGCATGGCGTCTGGTCACACAGTACGAAGACAACGACGCAACAAGCAACAATCAGGTAATCCGACGCCTGCCAATCCATGAAGCCTGCTCACACGTCATATGGGACGCCAATAGCAAGCAGATGGATAAGAGCGACGCTAAGCACTGCACGGTGATTAACGCTTTGTCACGCAATGGCTGGAAAGAGTTCGCAGAGGATTACGGTATTGATCCGGATACCTTGCCATCTTTCCAGAATCCGAACGATACATGGCTGTTTCCGTGGGTATCGAATGATGTCGTCTACGTCGCTGAGTATTACGAGGTAGAAGAGAAGAAGGAGAAAGTCTTCATCTACCGCGACCCGCTGACAGGTGAGCCGGTCAGCTATTTCCAGCAGGATATCAAAGACGTCATCGACGACCTGGCTAATCGTGGATTCATTAAGGTAGCAGAGCGTAAGGTCAAGCGTCGGCGTGTGTATAAGTCGATCATCACCTGCACGCAGATACTGAAAGACCGCGAGAAGATAGCTGGAGAGCATATCCCAATCGTTCCAGTGTACGGCGAATGGTCATTCGCTGGTGACAAGGAGTGCTACGAAGGAGTGGTAAGGCTGACGAAAGACGGTCAACGCCTTCGTAACATGATCATGTCATTCAACGCCGATATCGTTGCTCGTTCACCGAAGAAGAAACCGACCTTCTTCCCTGAGCAAATCGAAGGCTACGAATACATGTACGGAGGAAATGATGACTATCCGTACTATCTGCAGAACAAGACCGATGAAAACGGTAACGACCTGCCGATTGGTCCAATCTCCTACATGGAAAACCCTGAAGTGCCGCAAGCCAACGCTTACATGCTTGAGGCTGCCACCAACGCAGTGAAAGAGGTAGCTAGTCTTGGCGTGGATGCGCAGGCGGCAAATGGTCAGGTCGCTTTCGATACCGTCAATCAACTGAACATGCGGGCAGACCTTGAGACATACGTGTTTCAGGATAACCTGGCTACCGCAATGCGACGTGATGGCGAGATTTATGCCTCAATGGTCAACGATATTTATGACGTTCCTCGCCATGTAACGCTGACTCTTGAAGACGGAAGCGAGAAAGACGTTCAACTCTACGCGCAAGTTGTAGATTACCAGTCCGGCAATGTGGTCACACTCAACGACATTCGCGGTCGCTATGAGTGCTATACAGACGTTGGACCATCCTTCCAGAGTATGAAGGAACAGAACCGCGCAGAGATTCAGGAGTTACTCACCAAGGTTCCACAAGGTACTCCAGAGTTCCAGATGCTGATGCTGCAATACTTCACGCTGCTTGACGGTAAAGGCGTCGAGATGATGCGAGAGTACGCGAACAAGCAACTGGTGATGATGGGGCTGAAGAAACCAGAAACACCTGAAGAGATGGAGATGGTACAGCAGGCTCAACAGCAGCCGCAGCAGCCATCAGCAGAGCAAATTCAGGCGCAGGGTATCCTTCTGCAAGGTCAGGCTGAATTGCTCAAGGCAGAGAACCAACAGGCGCAGATTCAGGTTGAAGCCGCCAAGGTTGAAGCCCAAAACCAACTCAACGCCGCGAAGATTGCGGAAATCTTCAACAATATGGACCTCGACAAGCAGGCAGAACTGCGTGAGTACCTCAAGCTCGTAGGTCAATTCCAGCAACAGCGCAGCAAAGATGCTCGTGCTAACGCTGAGCTGCTTCTTAAAGATGCAGACCAGACTCATTCACAACGCATGGATTTCGCGAATCTTATGCGTCAAGTTCAAATCCCCTCCGGCGGAGTAGCCGAGACACCTCAATAAGAGAGAGTTAACCATGGACCAAACCACCGACATTCAGGCTTCTGAAGAATTAACCATGCCCGGCAATCATGCAGCGGCATCTGCTGATGGCTTAGTTGTCGATAATGCCAACGACAACGCAGGTCAGGAAGAAGGCTTCGAGATTGTCCTGAAAGACGATGAGAAACCAAAACAAGACCCGGCAACTAATGCTGAATTTGCCCGTCGCCGCATCGAACGCAAACGCCAGCGTGAGCTTGAGCAGCAGATGGAAGCGGTTAAGCGTGGAGAGTTGCCGGAGCACCTGCGGGTGAACCCTGAGTTACCAAAACAACCAGACCCTAACGATTATCTTTCCGAAGACGCACTGGCTAAGTACGACTATGACCAGAGCCGCGCACTGGCTGCCTTCCAGCAGGCAAACAGTGAATGGCAGATCAAGGCTATGGACGCACGAAGCCAGGCTGTCGCCGAGCAGGGTCGCAAAACTCAGGAGTTCACCCAGCAATCAGCGCAATACGTCGAGGCAGCCCGTAAGCACTACGACGCAGCGGAAAAGCTCAATATCCCTGACTATCAGGAGAAAGAGGACGCATTCATGCAACTGGTGCCGCCAGCAGTCGGTGCCGACATCATGCGCCTCTTCCCGGAGAAATCCGCTGCTCTCATGTATCACCTTGGTGCTAATCCTGAGAAAACACGCCAGTTGCTGGCGATGGACGGGCAATCCGCGCTGATTGAACTCACTCGACTGTCAGAACGTTTAACTCTCAAGCCTCGAGCCAAGCCTGTTTCAGAAGCCCCGTTACCTGATGAACCCATTCAGGGACACGCTGTTGCTGCAAATATCTCTGCGATTGAAAAGCAGATGGAAGCGGCAGCAAACAAAGGGGATGTAGAGACGTACCGCAAGCTCAAGGCGCAACTGAATAAAGGAATTCGATAATGGCATTAAATGAAGGTCAACTGGTCACGTATGCTCTGGATGAAATCATCGAAACCGTCCAGAACCTGACGCCAATGGCGTCCAAAGTGACAAAATACACCCCTCCGGCAGAATCCATGCAACGTTCAAGCAACACCGTGTGGATGCCTGTTGAGCAGGAAGCGCCAACCCAGACTGGCTGGGATTTAACTGGCAACGCAACCGGGATTCTGGAACTCTCCGTGAAATGCAACATGGGCGATCCGGATAACGATTTCTTCGAGCTTCGTGCAGATGACCTGCGTGATGAGCGTTCTTACCGTCGCCGCATCCAGGCATCCGCCAAAAAACTGGCGAATAACATTGAGTCAGCGATTGCCAAACAGGCAACTGAAATGGGCTCGCTTGTTGTTCACGATACCCGCGCAATTGGTCCATCTACTGGCCTGTCTGGCTGGGATTTTGTGTCTGACGCAGAGCGCCTGATGTTCTCCCGTGAGCTAAACCGCGATATGGGCATCAGTTACTTCCTGAACCCTGACGATTACCGCAAAGCAGGCCGCAACCTGGTAGATGGTGACATCTTTGGGCGCGTTCCTGAAGAAGCGTATCGCAACGGTACTATTCAGCGTCAGATTGCTGGCTTTGATGAAATTCTTCGCTCACCGAAACTTCCGGCAGTTACCAAGTCAACCGCTACTGGTGTAACTGTTTCTGGTGCGCAGAAGTTTAAGCCGCAGGCATACGCCCTTGATACCGATGGTAACAAAGAGAACGTCGACAACCGTGTTGCAACGGTGGCCGTATCCTCCACCACCGGATTTAAACGCGGCGACAAAATCAGTTTCACTGGTGTGAAATTCCTGTCTCAGATGGCGAAGAACGTGCTAACTGATGATGCGACTTTCTCAATCACCCGTGTGATCGATGGTACTCACATCGAAATCACGCCGAAACCGATTGCACTGGATGACGCGTCACTGACAAAAGAAGAGAAGGCTTACGCTAACGTAAACACCTCTCTTGCTGATACCACTCCGGTAAACGTTCTGAACGTGGCAACAACCACCGCTAACGTGTTCTGGGCTGATGACTCAATCCGCCTGCTGTCTCAGCCGATCCCTGTAACCCATGAACTGTTTGCTGGCATGAAAACGTCTTCCTTCAGCATTCCTGGTATTGGTGTTAACGGCATCTTCGCAACGCAGGGTGATATCAACACTTTGTCTGGTAAGTGCCGTATTGCTGTGTGGTATTCAGCATGTGCTGTACGACCAGAGGCAATTGGTGTTGGTCTGCCTAACCAGACTGCGTGATAACCAGAGGGAGCTTCGGCTCCCTTTTTTATCTGGAGACAAGCATGACACACATGATCTTTCGTCATGGCGACATGAAGAAGTGGAAAGGCGTTGGCTACGACTTTGAAATCGTGAAAGCCGAAGAGCTTCAGGAATATCTGGATGCTGGTTGGTTTTCACATCCCGATGACCTTCTGAAGGATGTTGCAGAGCCGGAGCCAGAAGAAAAACAGCGTAAAAAGCCTGATCGAAAACCTAAGGCGGCAGCAGATGAACCTGACAACGAAGGGTGATTTAGTTCTTGCGGCATTACGTAAGCTCGGTGTGGCATCAAATGCCACGTTAACCGATGTCGAACCGCAGTCTATGGAAGACGGCGTCAACGACCTTGAAATGATGATGGCTGAATGGCTTGGCGGTGATTCGTCACCAGGTATCAACGTTGGCTACATTTTCGCTGATGCAGATGTCGCTCCGGATCCGGGAGATGAGCACGGTTTATCAAATAACGCTATCAATGCCGTCATTTTCAACCTTGCCTGCCGCATTGCTCCGGATTATGCGCTGGAAGCGTCAGCAAAACTTATAACCACTGCCAGATACGGGAAAGAGCGACTCGTCAAACTGTCTGCAATGGACAGAGCAAAAGCCGCTAAATGTAAGTCCGGTTATCCAAACCGTATGCCTGTTGGTAGCGGTAACCAGTTGGCGAAGTGGAACGGTTGGAATTACTTCCACCGAAAGGAACCTTGCGATAACGGGAGCGAATAATGCCGATTCAGCAACTTCCGCTTATGAAAGGTGTCGGCAAAGACTTTCGAAACGCTGACTATATCGACTATCTGCCAGTGAATATGTTGGCTACACCCAAAGAAATCCTGAACAGCAGCGGATATCTTCGCTCATTCCCGGGCATTGCCAAACGATCTGATGTGAACGGTGTATCTCGCGGCGTCGAGTACAACATGGCGCAGAGTGCTGTTTATCGCGTGTGTGGTGGCAAGCTGTACAAAGGCGAAAGCGAAGTCGGTGACGTCGCCGGAAGTGGTCGTGTATCAATGGCGCATGGTCGTACATCTCAGGCGGTAGGAGTTAATGGTCAACTGGTCGAGTATCGCTATGATGGCACGGTTAAAACCATCTCAAACTGGCCTACAGACAGTGGATTTACGCAGTATGAGTTAGGTTCGGTTCGCGACATTACGCGCTTGCGCGGGCGTTATGCGTGGTCAAAAGACGGCACTGATTCATGGTTTATCACTGATCTTGAAGACGAATCGCATCCTGACCGTTACAGCGCACAATATCGTGCCGAGTCTCAGCCGGACGGCATCATCGGTATCGGGACATGGCGAGACTTCATCGTCTGCTTTGGTTCATCGACGATTGAATATTTCTCCCTGACTGGCGCAACCACCGTTGGTGCTGCTTTGTATGTCGCACAGCCATCACTGATGGTGCAGAAAGGCATTGCCGGGACTTACTGCAAAACGCCATTCGCTGATTCTTATGCGTTCATCAGCAATCCGGCAACGGGTGCGCCGTCTGTATACATCATCGGTTCCGGTCAGGTATCACCAATCGCCAGCGCGAGCATTGAGAAAATACTACGCTCCTACACTGCTGATGAACTGGCTGATGGCGTGATGGAATCGCTGCGGTTTGATGCGCATGAGTTGCTGATTATCCATCTTCCGCGCCATGTTCTCGTGTACGACGCATCTTCAAGCGCCAATGGTCCGCAATGGTGTGTGCTGAAAACAGGCCTGTATGACGATGTTTACCGCGCTATCGACTTCATTTACGAAGGCAATCAGATAACGTGCGGAGATAAGCTGGAATCGGTGACCGGGAAATTGCAGTTCGATATCAGCAGTCAGTATGGTCTTCAACAGGAACACCTGCTGTTTACTCCGTTGTTCAAAGCGGATAACGCCAGAGTGTTCGACCTTGAGGTTGAATCGTCAACTGGCGTTGCGCAGTACGCTGACCGCCTGTTCCTCTCTGCTACAACTGACGGCATCAATTACGGGCGTGAGCAGATGATTGAGCAGAATGAACCGTTCGTTTACGACAAACGTGTTTTGTGGAAGCGAGTAGGGCGCATCAGGAAAAATGTCGGCTTCAAATTGCGCGTTATCACGAAGTCACCTGTCACTCTATCTGGTTGCCAGATAAGGATTGAGTAATGGTTGATTCATCACTGAATAATCCTGTCGCGGTTCAGGCTACGCGCCTTGATGCTTCAATTTTGCCACGCAATATATTCAGCCAGTCTTACCTGCTGTATGTCATAAATCAGGGTGCTGATGTTGGCGCAATTGCCGGGAAGGCAAATCAGGCTGGTCAGGGCGCTTACGATGCTCAGGTAAAAAACGATGAACAGGACGTCGAACTGGCAGATCATGACGCAAGAATCACCGCAAACACAAAAGCGATAAATCTCCTTGAGGTCAGGTTAACAACCGCCGAAGGGAAGATAGTCGTACTGCGTAGCGATGTTGATTACTTGCTGGATGAGGTTATCGCTATTCAGGCGCATCTGGTCACTGTTGACCAAAGACTGGATGGCATAGAAAGCGATGTATCTGACATTAAGAGTGATTACGTATCGAAAACCGTAACCGAATCTCAGTCTCTTGCGTCACCGCTGGATGTAAAAACATCATATTCAGTTGATGGAATTCAGGTAGTTGGAGCAAGGCAGACTGGATGGACTGCAGCCACAGGTACGCCACTTCTTGGCTCATTCAACGCAAACCAGTCATACACTGTCGGCACTACGTACACGCAATCCGAAGTCGCAGCTCTCGCTACAGGTTTGCAGCAGGCGCGGCAGCGTATTCTGGCGCTTGAAACGGCACTTAGATTACATGGGCTGATTGACTGATGATTACATTCAAACCAACGCGAAACATCGACCTGATAGAAGCCGTGGGAAATCACCCCGACATTATCGCCGGTAGCAACAACGGTGATGGATACGACTACAAGCCTGAATGCCGTTACTTTGAGGTGAACGTGCACGGGCAGTTCGGCGGCATTGTTTACTATCAGGAGATTCAGCCGCTTACATTCGATTGCCACGCCATGTACCTGCCAGAGGTTCGTGGATTCAGCAAGGAAATCGGACTGGAGTTCTGGCGATACATTCTGACTAACACCACTGTTCAGTGTGTCACATCGTTCGCTGCGCGCAAATTCCGCCACGGGCAGATGTACTGCGCAATGATTGGCCTTAATCGTGTAGGAACCATCAAGAAATACTTCAAAGGCGTGGATGACGTGACATTTTACAGTGCTACACGCGAAGAACTAATCGACTTCCTGAATCACGGGAGATAGCCATGTTATATGCATTTAAGCTGGGCAGAAAACTGCGCGGCGAGGAACCTTATTGCCCTGAAAAAGGCGGGAAAGGCGGGAAAAGTGGCAGCTCTGATAAAAGCGCAAAGTATGCAGCAGAAGCCCAGAAGTATGCCGCAGACCTGCAAAATCAGCAGTTCAACACCATCATGAACAACCTGAAGCCGTTTACTCCTCTGGCTGAGAAGTATGTCGGCAGCCTCGAGAACTTATCGTCTCTGGAAGGGCAAGGTCAGGCACTTAACCAGTATTACAACTCTCAGCAGTACAAAGATCTTGCTGGTCAGGCTCGCTATCAGAGTCTGGCGGCAGCGGAAGCAACAGGTGTATTGGGTTCCACCGCAACCAGTAATCAGTTAGCAACAATCGCACCAACGCTTGGTCAGCAATGGCTATCTGGTCAGATGAACAACTACCAGAATCTGGCAAATATTGGTCTTGGTGCGCTTCAGGGGCAGGCAAATGCCGGGCAAACATATGCCAACAACATGAGTCAGATTTCACAGCAAAGCGCGGCTCTTGCAGCGGCAAACGCCAACAGACCATCAGCAATGCAATCTGCTATTGGCGGAGGTGCGTCTGGTGCCATTGCTGGGGCTGGACTTGCGAAATTAATTGGTTCATCAACTCCGTGGGGTGCTGGTATCGGTGCTGGTATCGGTCTGCTTGGTTCACTACTTTATTAAGGGGTAATCAATGGCTACGTGGCAGCAGGGTATTAATTCTGGTGGTTTTCTGGCTGGCATCGGTACGCAAAATGAGAATGCGCCAAAGGCAAGCGACATTAACGCAACGCTTGGTCTGATCCGCGAAAACAATGAACTGGCTCGCTCAGGTGCAAATAACGTTGGTCTGACCGCGTTACGTGGTCTGGCTGGAGTTGCTGATATTTACAATCAGGAACAGCAACAGAAAGCTATTAGTGCGTTCAATAAGGTTCACGCTGATGCATGGGCTTCTGGTGATCCATCGGGACTATTTAAGTTTGCCCAGGAAAATCCAGCGTTTGTTGCACAGGCACAACAGGCGTTTTCCGGTCTTAATGATCAGCAACGCAATGATATGGGCGATTTAGCCATGAGGGCTAACGTCGCTCTTTCTCAGGGACCGGAAGCCTACAGTAAATTCATTACTGACAACAAGGACAGGTTAAATCGTGTGGGTGCGAATGCTGACTGGATGATTCAGACAGGTATTCAGAATCCAGAGCAGCTATCACACATGCTGACTACTATGTCTCTCGGTGCGCTTGGACCAGAAAAGGCGTTTGCTGTTCAGGATAAGATGGCTGGTCGTGAAATTGACCGAGGCAGGCTGGCAGAGACAATCCGCAGCAATCAGGCTGGCGAGGCACTTCAGGCGAGAGGGCAAAACCTTTCCTATCAGTCAGCAATGACTGGGCACAATATCGCAGCACAACGCTTGGCTCTGGATCAGCAAGAGTTCGGGTTTAAGATGCAGCAAGCGCAGGAAAAGGCTCAGCAGTTGATTAGCGAAGCACCTAAGCTGTCAGTAAACATGGAAAAAGGCATCGAGACGGCTGTAAACAATGCTACAGCATCATCAAACTCAGCCAATTCTATGAGTGCGCTTGCTCAACAGTTCAGAGCAGAAAAACCAACGACAGGTTTGTTCGGTAACGCACAGAACATGTTCGCAAAACTTACCGGAAGCGATACAACATTGCGTGATTTGCGCATTCGCCAAAATGCCCTTGTTAACAGTCAGGTCCTTAAATTCCTACCTCCCGGCCCAGCAACGGATAAAGACGTTGAGATCGTTCGGCAGGGTGCGCCAACTGACATGGATAACCCTGAGACGGTCGCAAGATGGCTTGATGCAATGGCAAACCTTGAGCGACGAAACGCGCAGTTTAATGAGTTTAAAGCTGAGTGGATGAGCGCGAATGGCAATCCTGGACAATCGCGTAATGGCGGTCAGATATTGGGGTTGGATGTTAAAAAAGGTGAATCATTGGGGAGTGCCGTTAAGCGGTATATGTCAATGAATACTGACGCAGCGCCAGCACAAGATTCGACACCTTCAGGAGAACCACGGAATCAGGTTGGATCATATACATCAAAATCAGGCATTCAATTTACGGTGGAATGATGAAAGTAACTGCAAACGGTAAGACATTTACCTTTCCTGATGGTACGAGCACCGAAGATATTGGCACCGCCATTGATGAGTATTTTGCTGGTCAGGCTGTTCAGCAACAAACAGTTAATCAGGCCAATAATGCACCAACACGGGAAGAACCATCATTAATGCAACAAGCTGGCGATTGGCTCACTGGTGGTCAAAGTGCAGGGCAAATTTCAGAACAGGCTGGTCGTGGTCTGGTAAACATACCATTTGACGTATTGCAGGGTGGCGCAAGTCTGATTAATGCAATCAGTCAGGGGCTTGGTGGGCCAAAAGTATTGGATGATGTCTATCGTCCAGTCGATCGACCGACAGACCCTTATGCGCAAGCTGGAGAAACAATTGGCGGGTATTTAGTTCCAGGAGTTGGAACGGCAGGAAGCATGGCTATTGGATCACTGGCAGAGGCCGCAAATCAGAAAGGCGATTTCGCACAAAATGCAGCTAAAAATGCCGGAGTTAACCTTGCCGCTCAGGGTGTTCTTTCCGCAGCAGCAAAGGGAATAGGGCGTGGAATAACGGCTATAAAAGGTGATATTGCGCCAGAAGTGGCGAAGAAAATTGCCACATCAGAATCGATGGGCGTGACACCAATGACATCTGATGTTATCCCGCCGAAAAATGCTTTCACTCGTGGCCTTACTCAGGATGCCGAGGGTGCTTTGCTCGGGACAGGCTCAAAGCGAGCGGAGCAATATGCAACGCGTAGTAAACTGGTAAGCAATTATTTTGACCGTTTTGGTGAGTACAACCCTGATGATGTGGTGAAATCTCTTACCACCACGTTAAGGGGGCGGAAGGATGCCGCTGGCGCTGTTATCAATGACGTCACCAATAAAATGGGTAATGCCGCAGTTGATACCACAAATACCATGAATGCTCTGAATACAGCGATCGCAAGACAGGAACGGCTTGGGACGTCTGCCAATCAAAGCCTGCTTACATCCTTGCGTAACCTACGTGAAGAATTAGCAAACCCTGCAACTGATTTGGATGTTACGTTTGATCTCTTGCGTCAGCACAGAACAGCATTTAGATCTAATGTTCAGGGAGATGCTATGGTCTTCCCCAACCAGGCAAAAGCAGCTACCAATATGGTAGAGAATGCAATGTCAAAAGACCTTCGTAACGCAGTTGCTAAAAACCTCGGTGCATCAGACGCAGCAAAATACCTTAAAGCAAATTCCGATTATGCAAACGTTTATAATAAGGTGCTTAATAAAAACATTGCCAACAAGCTCAACAAGGCAAGCAGTGAAGCCAGTCCTGAACTTATAAATACCGTTGTATTAAGCAGAAAACCATCTGACGTGAAACGAATCTGGAGCGCACTGGATGATAAGGGGAAAGATGCTATGCGTGCAGCTTACGTCAGCAAAATAGCGGAAAAGGCCGGGGACTCTCCAGCCAAGTTCATCACTGAAGTTAATAAGCTGAAATCTCAGTCAGGCGGTGAAATTTACAACACTATTTTTTCTGGAAAGCACATGAAAGAGCTTGATGCTCTTCATGAAGTTCTACAGCAAACAGCAAGGTCAGACACCGCAAATGTAGTAACTCAGACGGGGCAATCGCAAGCCAACAGGATAAGGACGATTGGCGCAACTGCGACCCTTGGCGTATCAATGGGGCTTGAGGCTGGTTTTGGTGCAATGATGCGCTTGTATGAGTCCAAAGCAGCAAGGAATATGCTTCTTCGTTTGGCAAACACCAAAGCAGGAACACCAGCCTATGAAAGAGCGATAAATAACGCTGCGAATGCCATCAGACCGCTGTTTGCTACTGAGGCAACACAGCAGTAACGTATGGGAAATTGGATTCAATCGCTAACATTTTCTTTTTACTTTTCCAACAAAAGCTTTGGTTGAATCCATATTTCCATAACCGGAAATGGTTTTTGACATTAAAACTGTTCCAGTTGGATGTATTACCCATGAGTCGATAACGCGTTGAGTTTCGCCATTCGCGCCGATTCCTATGATGGAGTTTTTAGACAATGCTTTGTAAGCCATGCCGCCCGCATCTGTCCCAGAATATGTGATGCTGGCATCTTCACCGTTTGTCTTAATGATGAATGTTCCACTAAAACCATCTTCTTCCGGATGGAAATTATTTCGTTCTGAATAGCTTATTCCGCGCATATCTCCAACGACCCAGCACTCTGCTGTAGCCCCAAAAGATATGAATAAGAACATAGCAGTAAGAAATTGCTTCACACCAACCTCCTTAGTTTTGCGCAGGATACCATGATGTCAGTGCAAGGGGGAGAAAGTCTCCTCATTATCTGATTTGCAATTTACGTGCATATTTAAATATTGCACGTTACAACGTGCATGTGTATGATTGACTTATCAATCACAACACGAGATATGCTCATGAAAAATGATGATGTTAGTGGGAAGGCCAAAGGCGGTAAGGCACGCGCGGCAAAAATGACAGCAGAGCAAAGAAAAGAATCCTCAAGAAAGGCTGTTGCCGCAAAAAAAGAAAAAGCTTTATTGCCCGTATCTGCGAATGAGGGAAAGTTAAAGATCGGTGATGCGGAATTAGATGTCGCGGTTCTCGAAAATGGACGGCGTATCATATCACAAGCTTCTGTTTTTAAAGCATTTGGCCGACCACAAAGAGGGGGTAGAGCACCTCAAGAAGAGGGGGTGATCAATATGCCCGCTTTTATGGATGCTGCAAACCTTAAAAAATATATAAATCAAGATGTTATGGATGTGATCAATAAGGTCAAATACAAGACGATTACTGGCTCCGTCCAGGAAGGTTATGACGCATCCATAATACCTCTTGTCTGCGATGTTTATTTAAAGGCAAGAGAGGCAGGCGCTATCACCAGGCCAAACCAGTTAGAGACAGCCAAGAAAGCTGAAATTCTGGTGCGCTCATTAGCTAAAGTCGGAATAATAGCGCTTGTTGATGAAGCGACGGGTTACCAGCGAGATAGAGAAAAAGATGCACTCGCCAAAATACTCGAGGCCTTTGTCGCAAAGGAAATTCAACCTTATATTACAACATTTCCTGCTGATTATTATGAAGAGCTTTTCAGGTTAAGGGGCTTAGAATACCCGCCGGAAAATCCCCGCTTCCGGCCTCAGTATTTTGGCGTTTTGACAAATGATATCGTCTACAAGAGATTGGCACCAAACATCCTTGAGGAGCTTAAAAAGCAGAACGTAAAGGCCTCAAAAGGTACAAAGTTGTTTCAGGGGCTGACGCCAAATATTGGATATCAAAAATTAAGAGAGCATCTGTCATCAACCGTTACGATTATGAAGCTATCTAACGACTATTCAGATTTTATTGCAAAAATGAATCGCCTGCATCCAAGGTTTGAGGATGTGAAAACAGACGAACTGGATGATTCAGACAAGTAACAGTAACCCACCGTCAGGTGGGTTTTTTGTACAAATCCTTCAGCGTATCAAACACCATCTTCTTAACAAGCTCTGACTGCTCATCAGCGAGTCGTTCTGCATCGTCGCGATATCCAGTCACAGGCGATGGTTTTGATAGAGCATCTTGGACGATTTGTAACAACTCGGAGTTCATTGATCTCCCATTCGCCTCCGCCCTGAATTTTAATTTCTCCCTTACTTCCATAGGCATACGGAAGTTAAAGTGCGGATCATCTCTAGCCATGCCATCACTCCAAGTTAGTATATTGACATGATAGAAGCACTCTACTATATTCTCAATAGGTCCACGGTGGACCTATATTGTGAGGTGAATATGAAAGGAATGAGCAAGATGCCGCAGTTCAATTTGCGGTGGCCTAAAGAAGTATTGGATTTGGTCCGCAAGGTGGCGGAAGAGAATGGTCGGTCTGTTAACTCTGAGATTTATCAGAGAGTAATGGAAAGCTTTAAGAAGGAAGGGCGCATTGGCGCGTAAAGTTGAAGCCCCAACTGCGGGAACAGTCAGGGCTTCGGTTGTCAGTAAATCCGTGGAGAAAAACCAACATGAATAGTATAGCAATTTTAGAAGCAGTGAACACCTCTTACGTACCATTCAACGGTCAGCAAATTATCACCGCCATGGCTGCCGGAGTTGCATATGTTGCGATGAAGCCAATCGTTGAAAACCTTGGAATGAGCTGGTCAACGCAGCAAACAAAACTCATGAAGCAGATTAGCAAATTCAACTGTGTTCATATGAACATGGTTGCCGCTGATGGGAAGCTTCGTAAGCTACTCTGCCTTCCTTTGAAGAAGTTAAATGGATGGCTGTTCAGCATCAACCCTGAGAAAGTTCGTGCTGACATCCGTGATAAACTGATTCAGTACCAGGAGGAATGCTTTAGCGTGCTGCATGACTACTGGACGAAGGGAAAGGCAGAAAATGCACGTAAGAAAACATCTGTTGATGACAGGACTCCGCTTCGTGATGCTGTAAATATGCTAGTCAGCAAAAAGCATCTAATGTACCCAGAAGCTTATGCAATGATTCATCAGCGTTTCAACGTGGAAAGTATTGAAGAGCTTGATGCATCTCAGATACCGCAAGCAGTAGAGTACATCCACAGGGTAGTGCTTGAAGGCGAGTTTATCGGCAAACAAGATAAGAAAACCAACGAGCTTTCTGCAAAAGAAGCAAACAGTCTTGTATGGTTATGGGATTATGCCAACCGCTCACAGGCATTATTCCGCGAACTGTATCCGGCGCTGAAACAAATTCAATCGAACTATTCCGGCAGATGTCATGACTGCGGTTATGAGTTCTCCCGTATTATCGATATAGCGAGAGACGTTTTAATCAATCACTCACGAGATGTTGATATCAATGAGCCAGACGGACCAACGAATCTTTCCGCATGGATGAGACTTAAGAATAAAGAATTACCTCCTTCAGTACATAACTACTGACAGATAACCAACGCAACGACCCAGCTTCGGCTGGGTTTTTTTATGCCCAAAATTCACCGTAGCCATGCTGCGGCGATTCCTTGTATCTGGAGCAAATTAAATGTCAGATATTACCGCGAATGTTCTTATCGCCATGCCTAGCCAGCCATTTACTATGGCTCGTGCATTTAAGGCTGTTGCCAATGGAGAAATCTTTATTGGGCTAGTGGATACAGATCCTACGAATCCTGCTAACCAAATTCAGGTTTATATTGAGAATGAAGATGGGACCCATGTTCCAGTACCTCAGCCATTGCGAATAAATGCTGGCGGATTCCCCGTTTATAACGGTCAGATTGTTAAATTCGTCACCGTGCAAAATTACAGCATGGAGATTCGCGATTCATACGGCACCCAACAATTCTATTTTGCTGATGTTCTGAAATATGCTCCAGACCAGTTAAGGGCTGAATTAGCTGCGCTGGGCGGCGCTGCATTAGTAGGTCCTGGGGTAATGAGCCGAGGACTGGATAAGTTTTCAATTCTGCAGGGGCGGCCAGGAGAGAAATTCGGAGATGATATTACCCGAGGGATCGGGGTTCATCTTGCGGAGCCGATTACCGGGAGCGGGCTCACTGTCAACACGGCCAAGTTCAATTATATCAGGATTGACGATGACCGTTTCAATGCTGTTGATGACATGGTTCCCGGAACAAAGGTTGACGGATTCCTCTTGAATCACAAATTCGGGGGGGCGGGATGTAAAGGCGGCCGCCACGCTGCTGAATTCATCCTTGAGCAGCTTGGTCAGACTGATGCAACAAATACTGACAGAAACTATGTAGGCGTCACCGGCTTTGCGACCTCCTCAACTGGAGACGGTGGAGTATCGCTTGCTGGCGCTAAGGGGGCTTATTTTGGTGGTAATTTCTACGGAACGCTTACCCCAGGGGCTATGTATACGCTCAATGTCACGGGGGCTGAATTCAACGTCGGCATTCCGGAGGGTGCCAGCTCAAACATCAGAACCGGCCTGCAAATCGGCGGCACCAAGGCAAAACGCGGCGACGTAATTGATGCTGCAATTAGCGTCGGTAACATGGGTAGCGCCTGCACCTGGCGAACCGGTATTGCCTTTGGCCCGCAGAATGGCGGGGCAGTATTTGGTGAAGACAGCCGTGTACTTTCCGTCGACTGCCCAAAAATAGACCGCGTCCTTTCCCTCGGTTCGTTGGTTGAAGTGAACCACATCATTTTCCACAACCTGGTTAAGCTCAGCACCAAATCTTTGCAATTAGAAGACTCAGGGGCGTTTACGTCAGTAGGGTCTCCAACTATTGCAAGCACGGTGCAAACAATATACCGGTCCAGTGGGGCTGGCTCTGCTTTTGACGCTCGCGTAGTGGTTAGCGGTGGTAGTGCAACAGATGGGCAAGGTAACTATGAGATAAAAGCCGGGATTGTCACCTATAACTGCACCCAGCGCCCGAGCGCCGATAACCAGTTCGATTATGGCTCAGCCTCATATCGAGGACGTACTGCCTATTTTGGTACTGGTGCGATTAACACCTCCGATGACAATCACAAGCCAATTAAGGAAGCGATCCCTGATGTGGTCCTCGATGCCTGGGAGGAAGTCAGCTGGCGCACGCGGTTTAAGTTTGATGATGCGGTTGCGCAAAAAGGCGAAGACGGTGCGCGCTGGCACTTCGGCCTTATTGCGCAGCGCGTGGAGGAGGTGTTTGCATCGCATGGCATTGATGGCTTCGGTCTCGGGCTCCTCTGTTACGACGAATGGGAAGACCAATATATTTCAGTGCGGACCAATGAGGGGGAGCGAGTAACAAAAACCCGCACTGTCAGCCGCATGATGGAAGTGACAAAAACCCGTACAGTAAAACGACCTGTGATGATGACAGCCACGCGCGAAATTCTTGTGGATGAAGAAGCGGAAGATGGAGAACGCATCAAGAGGGTAGTTCAGGAAGAGTATCAGACACCTAAGCTTATCCAGGTATTTGTCTTTAACGAGGATGGTTCTCCGCGTCTTGACGAGGCAGGCAAACAGCTTTTTGTTTATGAGGCAGAGCTTGAAGATGTCGAGGAGGAGTATACCGAGCAGGTGCCGACTGAGGTAATTGAGGAATATACCGAACCTGCAGAGCCAACTTACAGCCAGGTTCTGGAAACCCCAGCCGGATCCCGCTATGGCATTCGTTATGAGGAGGCCCTGGCTCTGGAAGCTGCGCTGCAGCGCCGTAACTATGAGCGAATGAAAGAGCAGTATGAAAATTTGGTAGCGCGTGTTGAGGATCTCGAATCAAAATAAAAATTACCGCTTCGCCGTGTTTTATTTAACAGTCAAACAGAGGTGAGGATGTAAATTGACTTAAGCGATTAGCTGGTGCAGGTAATCGACCAGGCGCTTCAACAAATTTCATAAACAGGAAATGAACAATAACCCGGCACGGTGGCCGGGTTATTTGTCTTTTGAAACTTTTCCGTTTAGTTCGGATAGGCTATTTGAGATGGTCTGTAGTTGAGTTGTTATGGTGGCATTATCTGCTTTAGATTCCACTCTAGCCGCTTCAAAATGAGCGCGTGTTTCTGATCCGAGAGAATCTATCTTGCCATCAAGGCTTGCTCTTGCGGCCTCAATTCGGGCTTCAGTACCAGATCTATAGGTTTCAAGTTTGTTGTCTAAGTGGGTGTACATGGCCCAAGCTCCACCTAGCGCAACAGCAACGAAACCAATACCCATCCACATAGCCGATTTGAAAGTAAGAGGAATTTTCAGATGCGGATTTTCTTGCGAAGTCACGATTTCCTCCTCAAAATCAATAGTGATTGTTTCAGCAACTAACATAGTGTCGCCGTTATGATTTTCAATCATACCACCGGCGTGGCTATTTAGCTTAGATTTACCCCTTACTTCAACATTGAAGATGCTCTCATCATAGCAAGGGTTAATCATTTTTCTTTGTTATCCAACCAATTAGCAACTTTATTAGCATTGATAAAATGCATGCCGCCGCAATTTTTGCACATCACATAAAAGGCCCATACTCCCATTCCATCTTTATCGGGGATGGGAAAGGTGATAATCACGGGCCTTTCTTTATCATCAGGACTTCTGTGCAAATCCCAGTCATTACCACCGCATATATAGCAAAAAATGCCATTCTTGTAATTTTCAATGCTATTGAAATATCTACCAAAATCATTAACTGTAACTTGTTTAACTCTGGCCGATATTCCTTCATATTTTGTCATGGTAGTCATCCCTTTACCAAGGTGATAATCCTGTAACCGAGACCACATTTTTCTTGTCGTTTCGATTATTGTCGGGTCATCTCTAAGTGTGTGAGATTAATCCTATCCTGGCTTTATTGATAATCACATCCTGACAAATGATCAGTATGAGCGTTAAAGATCCCTGGGTTCTTCATCAATACAGCCCTACTGTTTATTCTTTCGCCGTTCCTCTATAACTGTGGACGCTATTGATAGGCGTCGCCGCATTGATCTGCACTCACTTTAAAACTACTGTATGGATACACAGTAATAATAAATGAGAGGTCACCATGCCCCGCCAATCAGACATTAACTCGGCTTTCCACGCTGCTATTCAGCTTAATCCCAAAGGTTACCAGTGGCTGAGGTCTTCTGACTTCGTTCGGGAGCTGGCAAAGGTTCACTGGCATTTCAGCCAGGCCGACGCCAACGAGTGGATAAAGTACTATCATCCGGACTTCGCAGATAAGACGACAGACCATAGCGATAATCGCTACTGGATCCTCCGCAACATGGGGAGGGTGCACTGATGGGCTTTCCTTCACCGGCGGGCGACTATGTAGAGCAGCGGTTAACTCCGGAGCGAATCTGCGGTGTTGGCGTCGACACTCGCATCCTGGAAACCTCATCCGGCTTTGCCGTTATCGAGCCGTGCACCAGGCTGGTACAGAATCAGGTTCTGCTGATTTTATCTGGCGGCAGAACGCAGTTTGCCAGGGTAATGGGTAGGGCATTAATCACTGGTGATGGTGAAGCGATCGAAGGGGAGGAGGCGGAGGAAGTTGAGGTGCTGGGGCGCGTGACGTTCTTCATCAACAGCGCGCTACAGGATGACAGGGTGGTGTGATGGGTGGCATTCCCCCACCTTTTCATCAAGCCAGTCCGCCCACCACTGCATCATTTCTCTGCGCTTATCGAGATACTGAGCATGGTTGTAAATTCCACGTACAGATCCGCCGTTGGCATGTGCCAGTTGCACTTCAATAGCATCAGCAGGCCATTCGTGCTCGTTCATAATCGTGCTGAATTCATGCCTGAATCCGTGACCGCTTTCCAGACCCTCATAGCCGATTCGTTTGATCACAAGTAATACCGCGTTCTCGCAGATTGGCTTCTTCTTATCGTTGCGCCCGGCAAAAACAAACTCTGATACTGGTTTGGTGATTGAGCTTAGCGTAGTGAGAAGTTCAACTACCTGGTCTGACATAGGAACCACATGAATTTTGCGGCCCTTCATCACACTGGCGTCGATAGTGATAATCCTGTTTTCAAAATCGACGTTCTTCCATTGCATGGAGCGAAGCTCTTTCGTTCTTAGGGCTGTGTAGCGTAAAACTTTGGTCGCAATGAGCGATACGATGCTTCCTGAAAATGTTGCCAGTGCTTTGTTGAATGCCGGGATCTGGTCTGCAGGAAGAAACGGGAAGTTCTTCTTGCGGTATCCCTTCATGGCGTCAGCAAGGTCAGGTGCCGGGTTATATTTAGCCCTGCCGGTGACAATAGCGTAACGGAAAACCTCGCCGCATCTTCTGCGGGCTTTGTTGGCTCGCTCCATTGCACCGCGATTTTCAAATCTGCGGATTACTTCCAGCAGTTGCATCGGCTCAATATCCTGAATCTCAAGACCGCCGATGATGGGTAAAATGTCGTCATCAAACATTTTGGCAAGTTCAGTTGCATAGCCTACTGACCAGACTTGCTTCTTGTGCTCGTACCATTCCTTGTAAATCGCACTAAAGGAATTGTTGTTAGACGAAGCCTTTTTCGCCTTTACCGGATCGATGCCAACCGAGATGTCTTTCCTCGCGGTCCATGCTTTATCCCTTGCCTCCTGCAAAGTCATTAGCGGATATTTTCCTACGGTCAGTATTTTTTCCTTACCGTCAATCTTGTAGCGAAGCTGCCATACCTTTTTCCCTGATACAGGGACATAAAGGTACAGGCCATTACCATCGAGAAGGCGGTATGGTTTTTCTTTCGGCTTTGCTGCTTCAATCTGCTTAACGGTGAGCATGGGTAAAAATCCGGTGGGTAAAATTATTTTATCCACTTTTTACCCGTCATGGAGTGCGGCTGTCAACGATCTGACGCGAACCATTACGAACTGTTAATCTACGGAAGGCTTGATATTCAGGGGATTTTGCGGACTGGTACGGATGGGAGCGAACTGATAAATGGTGTCCCCTGCAGGAATCGAACCTGCAATTAGCCCTTAGGAGGGGCTCGTTATATCCATTTAACTAAGAGGACAATGCGGCATGAGTATACCCGCTAATGGAGTGCGGGGTAAGTACGCTGCCGCTCGATTGCTTAAACCCTCGCCATTTATGCCGGGTTTTTATCATTTTTCTTAATGTTTTCCGCACGTTCTGCTTTTTGGCGTGCTTCTGCTTTACGCTTATTGCTCATGTCGTTACGAATCTGTGCATGACTCATTAACGCGAAGATAAAGGTGCCGCCGCAGATGTTCCCCGCTAAAGTAGGTAGTGCGAAGGGCCAGATGAAATCGCTCCAGTGCAGCGTACCGTTAAACACCAGATAGAGGATTTCAACAGAACCGACCACGATATGGGTGGTGTCACCCAGGGCAATAAGCCAGGTCATCAATATAATCACCACAATCTTTGCCGCACCCGCTGCAGGAAACATCCAAACCATAGTGGCGATCAGCCAGCCGGAAATGATCGCGTTGGCAAACATCTCGCTGGGGGTGTTCTTCATCACATCCATGCCGATTTTGACAAATGCATCGCGAGTTTCTTCATTGAAGATAGGCATATATTCAAATGCCCACGCCGCAATACCTGTCCCGAGAATATTACCCAGCAGCACGACGCCCCATAACCGTATAAGTAAGCCGACGTTGCTCATTGTCGGTTTTTGCATGACGGGTAGTACCGCAGTCACGGTATTTTCGGTAAATAATTGCTGGCGGGCCATAATGACGATAATAAAACCAAAGGTATAACCGAGATTCTCCAGCAAGAAGCTGCCCGGCACACCTTCCAGTTCGACATGAAATATCCCTTTTGCCAGTAACGAAGCGCCCATCGACAGACCCGCCGCAATGGCTGACCACAGTAGCGCCATTGCGTCGCGTTCCAGCTCTTTTTCACCATCCTGGCGGATATGCTCATGAATTGCCATCGCCCGGGAGGGGAGTCGGTCTTCATCTATTTCTATTTTTTTGCCGCGCTCTTTTTCTTCGCTCTCAACTTCAATTTCGTCGCTGTGTTGATCAATTTTGTCGTTGTCCAT